ATCCGATGAAGGATGTTGAGACCCAAGATGGCTTTACTGTTGAACATGTCGACCCTGAATGTAAACCGAAGGTCGCGTTGTTTGGCAGTTGGGGTGTGAAAGGCTTTGTTGGCACCGTTTTTAGATCATGCGGGCACAACGAAAAGTATTCGATGAACGGCAGAGTTGGTAAGAAGCTTCCAGCCCACTCCTCGCCAGCCAGAACGCAACAGATCGTTGCGAATTGGAAGCGTCTTGCGCGGACTATAGTCCCATTCTTCGATGCCAATATCCGGCGTATTTACCGACCCGTCGATTTTGAGGAGTGGGCTGCATCATTTCCACCAACTCGCCGTGATGCCCTGCTTCGCGTCCGCGAAGACGTTAATGACATGCCGTTGAAGAAATCGCGCATGGGTGAGGGACTCGTTGCCTCCTCCTTCATCAAAAAAGAAGTAGCAGTAAAAGAAGTAGGCGACCAGGTCTTTAAGGATCCACGTTTCATCCAAGGGTGCCCTCTTGAGTTGAGTTGTGCGTGTGGACCTTATTTGCGACCTTGGACAAAGCACGTTCGTAACGGTTTGCGTCCTAAAAGTTATGTTGCCTCTGAGATTCGAAGGGGTCTACAAGTTGTTTACACTTGTGGCATGACAAATCAGCAGATAGGGGCCGAGTTTGGAAAAGCGCTCAAGTTTGTTGAGCGAGAGATGGAGCAGGGTGATCAGTTGGTCGTCTTAGAGGATGATCAAAGCCGATTTGATTTGCACTTGCTTGAGGGTCCATTTCGTTTTCTGAACCAAATGTATAGGTTGAAGCTGCCTAGGCGTGTTGCTCACCTATTGCGTCGCGGAATGTCGCGGGGAAGAACAAATCTTGGGACAAGGTATTCTATCCCCTACACTATGCAGTCAGGATGGCCGGACACATCCATAGCTGATACGTTGGTGAATGCGGCTATGAAATATAGTATTCACGGCATTGGACGGTTGTGGGTATCTATAATCTGTGGCGACGACAGTGTCACTGTTACCACCAAACGCGAGCTAGCGCGTTGTGGTGGTGTTGATGGTATAGTACGACAGTATGCCGAATTCGGTATGGAAGTCGAAGCTACCACGACATCCGATCCTCTTCAGGTCGGTTTCTGTAGTGGGCGGTTTTACCCTGCTAACGGAAGTTATGTGCTTATGCCCAAGCCTGGGCGGCTCATGTCCAAGATCTGTTGGGACATGCAGGCACGTAGCCCACAAAACAGACTAGCATGGCTACGTGGAATAGCCAGTACTCTTGCCAACTACGGCCGCGTCGACCCGCTACTTGGAGCGGTAGCGTCCGGAATTAGCTCACAAGTTGGCCATGGTAGGACCATTGTTGAGCGTGACAACGAGTACAAATCACAGCTGAAGGGCGATGTTGATGTTAATTGGCTTGACGTTCTGGTGTATTATGATGCACATTACGCCATGAACGAGCGCAACGTCACTGAGCTGATCGCTTACCTCAAGCGTATCCAACTGGGAACACTCGCGTCCCATCCCCACCTGGTATCAATGGCGGGGGTGGACAACGAGTGAACCCGGCTGCCTTCAGCGAACCCGGCTCCTAATCTGTGAGCTGGGCGTTAGCCACGTTAGGCTAGACGCTATGCCAGGCCGCATAGTGCCCCCTTCCGAGGGCCCGTACACGCGACGGAGGTGAGAGTTTAACTCACTATAAACAAACTTTGATCAGGCGTAAATATGATCAACTACGGCGAGACCGTA